CGGCGGCCTCATCCTGCCGTATTTTGGTGACTACTGGCTGCTTCAGCTGCTCGTACTTGGTAAAGCACTCCACAAACTGCGCGAGCTTCAGGCGCTCGTAGTAGCCTCCGAACGTCTCTTTGGCCATCATGTACAGGCAAAGCCGCCAGTCCTCGATGGTGAACGTCGGGAAGCCTTTAACCAGCTCGTCGAGTACCATCTTGTACTCGTCGCCCTCAGTCAGCGTCTTGTTTGCGTCTACGAATCGCACGCACTTGGCCAGCATCGCAATGAGCGCCGCACGGGTCGCCTGCTCGTCCAGCTTGAGCGCTGTGCGGACGTTGGTGCCTTTAAAGGCGGTTTCGATTGTTACCTGTGATATTTCCTGTTTCTGCAAGCTCTCTAAGCTGATCGCCAAGCTCGCCTCCTTCAAGCGCTGCCTTTCCGCTGGTTCTAGTTCGCCTGCTCTTGGATGAACCAAATACGAGGCCTTTCCATCCGTTTGCAATTGCTGTATGAATTGCCTCGATTGCTCTGCTTTCTGTAGGGTGTTCATTTGCTAGTGTCATTAATGCCCGCTGTTCGCTTTGGGCGGTTTTGTATTTGAACCGGTGATCCGTGCGCTTGTACTCCAGCCACTCGGTCCATGCTTCTCTGAATTTTTCAGTTTCATACGGCAACATTACACCCGCACGCGCAGGCGTGCTTTTAGTAGATGTAATAGTAGGTGTATTAGTATATGTATTAGTATGTGCTGAATTCTGCGCACTCGTTTGCGTGGATTTACGCACTCGTTTGCGCGGATTTACGCATTCGTCTGCGCTATTTTGCGCATTCGTTTGCGCAGATTTACGCAGTCGTCGGTTGTATCTGCTGCCCTCTCGTATGAGGTAACCAGCCTTTATGAGGTTGCTGATGTACCCTCGTGCCGTTGCCTCAGATACGTTCAGCAGCTTCGCAAAGTGATCGTTCCCTGCAAAGCACTCTTTGAAGCTGGCGACCTCAGCAAGCAGCACCCGTTCGTTGGGGTGCAGCTCGCTCAGGTTCCATATCTCAATCGGTATGCTCACGTACTTGCGCTTCATTTCAGCTCGTCAATCGGACGTAAATCACCCAACCTAATCTTGTACGCATCCGCTGGCTCCTCGTAATCACCGTCAAGGTCACCTTTTTTGACTTGGTAAAAAGAGTCATTGTAGCGCTCGCGATCAATCCAACCTAAGATGTACGCGCCGTGCGCCAGCTTCTTTGGGTTCTCCCACTGTTTTAAGACCTGCACAAAGACGTACAGATCACAAAGCTGATCTGCGTTTGACGCATACACACAAGCAGCAAAATCCTCGTGTGGCAGCACCTTGCGCACCTTTGTCTTCACTTCTATGCGCTTACCGTTACGTTCAAGGTCATATTGATAGTCATCAACATTGACGGCTTTCAGGTACTTCATAGCAGCCACTTGGCCCACATAGCCAGCGTATTTACTGAGCTTGTTGTTGCCTGTGTGGTTGTTCTTCATTTCGGTCTCAATGACATCCTTGCCAATCTCATAGGCGAGCGCCATCTCGTCGGGTGTCAGCTTCACGTACTCAAACATCAAGCTGTTGTTGTGTGGTTAGCACTGCCTTTATCAAGTGGTGCGGCTCTATGCCGTCCTTTTGCATCAGGCGGCTGGTGTGTCGCAGCACGCCCTCAGGGTCCTTGGTCACGTAGTTGTGCAAGGTGCTCCTGCTTACCTCGATAGCCTCGGCGCATGCCGTCAGGCTACCGTAGTGGTGTTGCAGGTACATTTTCAGGTTCATCTCCATCTCTCTCAAATTGTAGTTCAAACTTTACGCCTTGATCATTGAGGCGCTGGATGTATCGCAGCATGCTGTCGGCTCGTTCAAAGCGTATGCTGGTGCGTTGTTGGTGCAGCTTGACCTTGTACATTACCAAGGCATGTCGTCCACCTGTGGCGGGTTCTTCTTGCTGTCCTCGATGACGGTCTCTCGGATGCTCTTGGGCTCGACTATCTCGTACTTGAACACCGACAGGCTCATGAATGCACGCCAGCCTTTTTCTCCGCCATCCCACTCACGGCCTCCCAAAAAGCAGCGCATCTTTACGCGCTCGCCGATTACCAGTGTGCCAGCTTCGTCGGCCATGTCTTTAATAAACTCCACAGGCAGCACGTCCTTGTACTTGCCGTTCTCTACTTCAATGTGCACCTCGCATTTGCGAAAGCCGCTTGCAAACTCTTGCGGCTGTAGAACTCGGCGTACTACGCCTTCAATTGTCAACTCCATTGTCTTTGTATGATTTGTTAAATGATGTTTGTGACCAGTTAGGCAGGTCGATTGTCCGTAGTTGGTTGAGCTTCAAACGCTCGAATATCTCACGCCAGCGCTCCATTGTTGGCTCCGTGTCAATTATCTCGTCTTCGAGGCCGTCGTCGTCGTCACGCATGGTGCTGTTCAGCAGCAGGAACAAAGCGTAATCCTTGAGGCGCTCCTGATGCGCGTGCTGATCGGCTTCTACGTCGTCAAAAAACGCGTCCAGCTCATTCAAGTTCATCCTCTCCGTATACTTCGAGCTGATAAAAACCTGCAAGCTTCAAGATGGCGCGTGACAGCGCCCGCTTCTCGGCCATGGCAATAGGGTACGAGTTGCGGTTGTTGCTCTTGCTTACCTCGCCGTATGTCTCAACATGCCCTATTTCGCATTTTGCGTGCGCTTTAACGCAATAACGCCCTTCGCTGGGGTCAGACCATTCGGGCACCGTTTCAAACGTCACCACGGCCTTTATTTTGGCTTGTACGTGTTCCACGCCTCGGCGCGTCATGATGACGAAGCCTCGTGGGTCTTTGTGAAAGTGATCAGGTCGCATGTCGTACTTCTTCGAGAGCGCCTTAAGTTCATCAATTACGCTCATGCTTTCTCTCCCATTGTAAGTTAAACGGTCGCACGTCAAGGTTTATGAATGGCATGTACGGTGAGGCAAAGCGTAGGCTGCTCAAATTCCGTGACACTACTTCGTCAACCTCGACACCATACCATTTGCGCACATCCTTGATCACCAACCTCGCAGCTTCTGCATGATCATCTGCACTGGTCAAACCTTCTACATAGTACAAAGCATATACGCCATGCCCTCCGCAGCTAATTCCAGCAGCCAGTATCTCCTTATCCTCTTGCATTTTTGCCAGCAGCGCTTCACAGTCAAAGTCATTGCCTTGATGCTTGCCGTCAATGTCAATCTGCACCAGTCCGCTGTGCTGCTTGAAGGTGTCCTGTCGTCGCGTTTCAAACAACCCATGCGGCATAATAGCAGGCAGCTGCTTTTTCGCGTAGTCGTTTAAGGGAATCTGTGGCCGTACATTCTCCAGCCAGTCAATCAGTCGCACGTCGTACACGTTGCGATCAAAGGCGCCACGGCAGGCGCTCACATAAATGTCGTTTATGTTCATCATATCTCGGTTATTTCTTCAATCCTCTCTTGAGTGACACGCAAGACACGCGTCATTAGCTCGCGCTGCGTGTTTGTAATCCTTTGTTGAGCATATCGTTGCTGTACTCGGTCGATTTGCTCCTGAATAATTTGTAGGGCTTCTTCTTTTCTCATCGGTTCTTAGTATATGCCGCAATCAAGTCGGCTTTGAATTGTTCCATCAATCGCTCAAAGCGCTTCTGTTCAGCAAGCTCCTGCTGCTGGTGGTTGAAGTCGCGCGTGGGTTTAACGTGCACGCTGCTGCGCACACAAATAGGCTTTTTCATTATCACTGGTTTTGTAAGTGTTCCCATATCTCTTGTTCAATTCGCTCGTGGTTGTAGTCCAGCAGGTTGTCGTCAGCACACGTGATGTCGATGCGTTCAAAGCTGGTGTGGTTCTTCTGCCACAGCACGACGCGAATGACGCGCACGGTAGGCGGATGGCTCGGTGAGATGTGCGTGGCTTCCTCGCCAGCTTCGACCTCAAAGGTCACGACCATCTCAAGGCCGTCGTCGAGTTTGAGTAGTATTTGGTCTTCCATTCGTTTAGATTTCTGTACAAATGTATGGTATTTTACACACCTGTACAACATTTGGCAAAAAAAAAGCGGCACCCCCCGTTGAGAATGCCGCCCAAAACCTAAATGAAAAACGATGTTTATTAGTCCTGCTTATTCTGAACCGTGTCAAATATAGGGCTTATTCTTTATTGCGCCGCTTGCTGCGTCCGAGGACTACAGCGTTGACAATGCGCTTGAGGATGTCGACAACCTTGTCGTCCTTCTCTGTTTCGGTTAGTGCAGTGATCGTGCCAGCTGCAGTAAGGATGGCGAGTGCAATCTCGGCCCAGTATTGTGCAATGAGTTCGTTCATGTTATTGTGCTTCTTCGACCTTCCAGTATGGCTGATCGTGATGTGAGTTGTGCAAGGTAACAAACCAACCGCCAAGTCGTGGCGTATTAAAACCTTTCTCGGTCGCCCAACCAGCAAAGCGGTCGCCGAGCATCTTGTAGCTGCCGAGCTGCAGATGGTGAACGCTGTCTTGATACAGCTTACCAAAGCGGCTGATGCGGTCCGAGGTGATAGGTACGTGCCACTTCTGATGCGTATGCCCGCGCACGATCAAGCTGGCGTCCTTGAATTGCATTTGGTCAATGTCGACACGCAGCACACCTTTTGACCGTGGTGCGTTGCCGCCCATGCCGTGGTGATAGTGCACAAACGTCGAGCTGCGACGCTTGCCTTTGGCATAAATCTGCATCCACAACCAGCCAGAGTAACCAGCGACGGTGATGTTGCCACCGTTCTTGTTTACGATGTATGCCACACGGTCAAGCGGGCTGGTGTGCATGCGCTTCTCGATGTTGGTCTCGTGGTTGCCACGGCAGAAAAATTTAATGACGTCTTTGTACTTAGTCAGAAACTCGGCGCTGTCTTCGATGACGTCGTCGAGGTACGTGATGCTTTTGTACTCCGGTCGGATGTCGCTGTAGCTGGAGCGCGGATCCCACTTGCCGCCCATGAGGTCAAACCAGTCGCCAAAAATGAACACAGGCGTATTGGTTCGCTTGGCTTCATCGAGGTGCCTGCGCAGCATCACGCGGTCGCATTTTACGCTGTCATAGTGGACGTCAGAAATAAACAGCATACGCTGCGGTGCTTGGTCCAGCTTTACGCTGTGGACGGTGCGGCTGATTTGCTCAATCTTCATGAGTACAGCCAAATGACGTCCTCGTCTTTCGTCTCATCACAATCGCAGTGCACGAAACCGTCGCCAAGACCTATCCTGTGAAAGCCAGCGTCAATCAGTGCGCCGACGATATAGGCACGCTCTCGTGGATTCCTGCAACGAATATCAGCCGCAAGGCCTTTCATATGCGCCGAGTCCTTTACACCTCCAACGGCACGATTGTGAATTTCACTTCTGTACCCACTCGTCACTACAAACGGAATCCCAGCGATTGCGCGAGCACGGTCAAGCATGTCAAGAAACGTGTCATCCATCATGCGCTCACCACTTCCTTTTCCTTCAACAGGACAGTCGAACTCATGATAATTGAAGAATCTCATGATAGGGCTATTGCAATGGCTGCTATTAAGATGATGATGTCAGCTACATCACCTCGACCGTATTGCTTGGCCTTGTATATGATGTTAGCAATCACTGTGGCTAAGATAACATAAATCATTTTTCCTTCTTCTGGATGATGTACCAGTTGTCATCGGTGTGGCCAAGGATGGTGATGCCGTCATACGCTCGATTGAAATCGTATGTACTGGCGCCGTCAATGGTCGTGCCTGTGTCGCCGCTGTCGGGTTGCAGCGTCACGTAGCTGTTTGCGCTGATGGTGGCGTCACTATGGAACTGGATAATGCGGCCATAGCTCTCTGCAATCGGCGGCAATGTAATATCTGTTTTACCGTTTCCGCCTGACCATGTGTTTACAATATGCAGGTCCTCATCATTAACAGTAAAGGTCCGCCCGTTTATATGTGTCATAGTTCGGTTTACGCGCTGGTCACGGCTGCCGTAGTTCCTGCGACCAAGACCGACGTAATCACTCAGCTCGTTCATACTACGCGCTGAGATACCAACAGGTGTATCACCTGATGTGTCGTGAATGGCTGGACCATCCTCAAATGCGGTCGTCACGTTCGTCGTATCGCGATCAACACGGAACGCCTCGACTTGCGTATACACTGGCCGCGCTGTAAACGTCAGCTCGAACAGTGCGTAATCGCCTGCAAAATTTGTGGTGTTGTCGTCGATGACTTGCCACATGTGAATTTCGCTGCCAAATATCTCGCCGCGCTGTATCGGTGTAGGCTTGTCCTGTCCAGCTAATACCTCCTGCACGCCGAGCCTGTGAATGCCGATGCCTGTAGTCGTATGGTTGAGCGACTGCCATGCCGATGTCGGCACGTAATCCGAGCCAACCAGCACACGCAGCACGCCGATGCTGTTGGCGCTGTCCTCGTCACCGATTATGCACTCGCCTTGGTCTACGTCGAAGCGTGCCGCCTCGCTGTTAGTGGCTGTAAACACTACGGTGTCACCGTTACCGCCTTGGCTGTACACGTCGCCGCGCAAGTTGGTGATGCCGTAATCGCCATCCGTAACTAGTGCAGCTTCGTTGTT